TGTTAACCTTAAAAATCGCACGGTGGAAAAATTTTTCTTCAAAAACCACGGTTTTTACCAGTAGTCTACGCTACGAGCCCATTGTAATGAGGGCAAATGGAAACAAAACATCCAAAATTGCCATCATCAGCAATAGCTCGATGGAACAGCGTAGACACAGAAGTGTCATTACCTAAACTGGAGTACCGGACCTGTGCAGGCCCGGTTTCCAGATCGGTGTATGAGAATGCAATCGATGTGTTAGCATAACTCGCCGCCGAAGGGCGGCTCAGAGTCCTGGTATATTGTGGAATTACTACTCCACTTACTGGAGCAGAATTGTTAAACAAAACATTTCCAGTAATACCATTATTCTGAATATAGTCAGAAACAGCAGTCGCTTGAGCTTCACATACTTTCGACTTTGAACCAGCAGCCGAATTTACTACATCCAAACCAATTCCATAGTTGTCTGTAGCATTCGTGCCACCGGTTTCAAAAGTACGCAGACGCATACCTCCCCTAGAGAGAGCATATACAGCGGAAAAATGGCTGTATAGATCTATAGTACAATCAGCATCAGCTTCAGTCACAGTAGTTCCATTGGACTTTCTCCAGTAATTCCCATAAGGAATAACCAAAATCAAGTCTTGAATACCAGCTGTGACAACATCCTGTAATAGGAAAGCGCCACGCTTAGCTAAAGATCTTAACGAAGGGATAACTTCTCCAATCGTTGCTTCTTCATAGGTAGAGGATTTCTCTGGTATTTCAGCATCTCCAATCGTGGTTAACGGAAACTGGATAGCTGAAACGCTCGTGTCAGCCTGCAAACTTGCAGTCATCAACGGCTTATAGTTGAAATTGCGTGGACCAGCAAAGGATAAATCTTTGCCTCCATACATTTCAACAAATACCTCAACGCTACTATTGACAACATCAGGTGCTTTCAGCGGGTCCAAAACATACATGGACAAATAGCCGATTCGACCTGCTGCCGTGGTATCCAACCACGGAGCCATACTAACGTAAGGTACTTCGATGTACACTTCATCTCTTTCCCTAATATCCACTATATTTCTGTACATAAACCTAGTTTTGTTCATAGTAACAGCGGTGGGAGAAGGTAGAAGTATACCATCAGCTGGCTGGAAAGCTATAACAACTCTGCCTGAGTGGAACTTAGTTTTAACAAAAGTAATTTTGTAAACTAAAGATCCTCTCCAGAAATTGAAATAATGTCCAACCCATGTCAACGGTCCATAGTTTAAGACGTTAACGCCTGTACCATCGACCGTTGCATTTGATGCAGCCATAGGAGTAACTCCTTCCCACATCAACTCAAACCCAAGAAGTTCAGAGGTATCCCATGTAACTTGATGGATATAGTTGGATATGGACGCAAGGTATGAAATGGACATTTCGTCCACATTAGTACCTAGCAAGGCTGGATCCATTGACACATGATTGCCTTTGGTTAAACCTAAAGGTTCTGCAGCGTCAACACCATCACTGGTGCCCATATAAGGAAAGTTGTTTCTAACTGCCCTACTGGGTGGATCAACAAGATTGGGTTTACTAAAACCCAAAACGTCAGCTAGCAAGCCTGCTGAGTTAATAGCGTAACTCAGAGGACTAGCAAAAGCTGACAACAAAGGAATTTTGCCAAATCCATTGACAACAGTTCCTATTGTATAAAGAACAGTCGAAACTTTCTTCTTCTCCTGTTCTTCGGCGATTATGTCACCTTTGAGGACACCTTCTACTCTTTTCTTGGCTACGACGGTAGGATCGGTTTGCAACGAACCTACTATACCAAGCTCAATATTCGAGTAATTGGCCCACAATGTATAACTCACAGTTGTAGATCCTCCAGTTCCAACAGTTAAAGGTACTGCTGGATAAAGGAAGAAAGCCCCTGGCATAGTCTTACGACTAGAAGAGGGGTTGTACAAATAGGAGTTGTAACAACTTCGCCATGGGACAGTAAGAGTGACTTCAGTCTCACTTCCCAATAATATCCTAGCATGTGGTAATTGCACTATCTGTGTAATAGAATGCCTATGAGCATTATACCATTCATCCTGACGAGAGTCATTTGAAACACCTCCAAAAGGAAGGTAACACAGGTAATACATACCTTGTTGCATAGGATTAGCATTCACTTGTAAGCGTAACTCCAAAGTAGCGTTTATAGTATAAACGCCTTCAATTTTGTTAGCATACATAGTGTCTGTAAGGGGCTCACTCCAAAAGTGTTGAGAAAAGGTGGTTGGACCATCGGTAGTAGCAAAATCGCCACTCTCGACTACAACAGGTTTCGAAAGAAATCGTTTAATGTCCATATCACCACTATTCTTAAAGGCACTGGAAAAGCGCCCTAACTTTAGCGGAGCTACGCTGGTTTGGGAATCAACGACGGAATCGTCTTGATCCACAAAATCAGAACTCACAGGTTTAACCCTGTCATCTGATTGATAATTGGCCTCATTAACTTCGTTACAGTTACTCACATCAGGCACCGATGAGTAGTCTGCGTCGCTACTTTTAAAAACGTGAAAATTCATGTCAGATTCAATAAAATATTCAGTCTCGTAGTTGAGTACATCAGTTAAACACTGAATGAAACTCGTACAGTCTAAACCGACTTGTAGTTTAGACCGCAAAGCAGCGTTGATTTTAGGAACGTATTCATCAAATACTTCCTTGCCATGTAATGCTAGCTCCCTGGTAACATTACGGGCTTTATCAATAGTAATAGTATCACCATTGACTTTTCGCGTCCAATTCAACTGGTTCAAAAGAGCGTCCAGCTTCATCGGAGCGACATGGCGTCCTGCAATTTCACAGAAACGCCAATAGCGTTTTAGATAATTTACATCATACTTACCACGCTTAACATCACTTCTAGCTTCTTTATTTTCTGGAGTATATTTCAGTCCTAAATTAGCCATATAGTCAGTCAGCGTATATTCATTGAATACTTCATCATACAACGGGTTAACAGTAAAAACACTGTCATCTCCGTGCTGTGAAAGTTCAACTTCTGTATTAAATATCCAGAACGCTTTAGTGCCCAATTTTAGTGCCTGATAAAAGCACAACTTATGGGCAATTCTGCCATACATCGAGTTGATAATGGCAGTAAGGTACCATCCTGATGGTAATCCTCCATCCCATTTATATATTTTGCCCTTAGATATATGTATCGAATTTATAGCTCTGTTCCACAGCAAACGACGTACTAGACGTTCGTCCTCTGTTGAGTCAGTGTAATGATTCTCTACAAGTTTCAACATAGCGCATAATATTTGAGACGTTTGAGAGGCGTCAAATGCTGAAAAATCTCCAGCATTGTAACGGTCATTGCCTTTAGCGTCAAACCGTTTTGACAAAATCTCCCATTCCTCACAATAAGGATTGATACCAATTGAACTACCATTTGTGAATCTATCTTTCAACATGGCAGTCACAAAATTTCCAAAGTACATTCGGTATAGGATTAATCCTTTGATATCTCCTGCCGAAAATACTCTGGTGGTCCCACTTTCAAATTTCTTAAAAGAAACGGTCTCATCTTTCAAACAATCAATGTTATATATTTCAGGAACAATATGATGCTCTATCATATTCTTGATGTCTGTTTCAATTTCCGCTTTTAAAGCTAAGAATTTAGGGGTGGTCAGATCAAATTCTGGCTTATCGCCAAAAATCTCAAATCTTCCCTTACCTTTTCTCGTAAGAACGTAGGGGTAACCGGGCGATGTTTTCCTGGTGATACTTTTAAAATATATATCATCAGGAGATCCTAACACTGCAGTTTCAATAGAGTAAATAACTCTCTCAGAATAACTAGTATTTGTAGTATTATACCAGTCGATTTCCGAATGAATACATGAATCTAAAACGTCAGGATCAACTTGAAACATTTGTTTCCTATTGTAACGCGCCAAACTTATAATCGCCGGATCGACAAGTTCTCCATCCTTTTTGAACGGAACTAATCGAGCGGGAATAGTAATAGCGTCACTAATAGCTTCAAATAAACAGGACTTACGAATATCACTACGTACAGTAGTGTTTACCTTCTCACTTAGTCCTAGTTCATAAAACATCGCTTTATGAGCATCGTCACTTTGAAATTCCGCTGCTTTTTCTTCAAGCGGATCAATATCAGGTTTAACAATGAATTTTTCAAAATATTCCTGATAGATTGGGTGACAGAAACTCATATTTCCAGCTCCAGCGAGGTGTATACCTAGTATCTTACCTTTCTGTAGCTTGGAATTCATAATGACGTATGGCATTCCGCACATACCTTTATCATTATGCATTTTTAGTGAATATACATTATACTCACTACTTCCCTCTGAACTAGCACAAACTTGGTTTTCCACCAGATCTGCCCGGGAAACAGTAGTTTCACATATGGATTCTATAGTTCCTTTAGACCTCTTTAGTGTATAACCAAATCTACGAACATAATCGTAGGTCTGTTTTAAGTCCCCAATTTTGGGTAAATGTTGTCGCATGTCGGTATGAATTCTCATATCTTCCGGCATCCGAATAAGGGCAATATCTTTGTCGATCAATGTACTGTCTTTAACATAGTTATTAACTAAGTACTTAACAGAGACAAAGTAACCTTGTCTATTTCCATTATTGGACACTAGACGTAATTCAAAGCGACAACTACCATAATCTTCTGATTCTTCGAGTAATCGCGCTTGAACATTTATCCAGTGTATTGGGAAAATAGCCCATCTATCACATAAGAAAAGAGCATAATTGCAGGATCTGGTTTCATCTCCTACAATATGATAGAGATTCCTTCCAAACAAACTACCGTAGACCTGTTTTCCATTTTCGTCAGATAGGTCATGGGCTTGCATGATAGCGGCTTCCTTATGGGGAGTGATGTTTACCTTAGCTTTATTGGTAGGTATAGGTTTATTATACGCTCCCTGATACTCTGGATCAACACTCTCCCATATGGAGATAAGACCACCTATCATTCCAATAGTTGTGGCTCCCACTATTTTCCAAGTGTTAGCCCTACTGAATATAGGATCGGTCTCGTCAAGGTACTGTTTAATAGTACCTGACAGATCACAACTAAATGTTTCTTTCAGCTTAAGATATATAAAATCTAATCTGAGAAAAGCATTTATATCAGCCATAGTAGGCTTACCAAAACACAGGCGCTTTATTACGTCTGCGATGAGGTTTTTAGTTGCTTTCCCGAAGGCTTTAGCACAGTCTACTGGTACGTTGTGATGATCGCGATAAAACTCACAAACTGTGTCAAAATTAGTTCTCCAGAACTCCTTAAGACGTTTGTACTGAGTGTCATCTCCGTCATGCTTGACGG